TTAAAAACAGAGCTTCTAATGAATTAAAAAAAGAGTATGCTGTACTAGAAAAGATGCGTGAGTATGTTAAAGCTAATCCTGATAAATTTTTATTGTCTGTAATGACAGGTACTGCTGAAGGGTTTGTTCCATACTCACCTTATGTAACAACACCCCTTAAAGATATTAATTTTGAACAAGGTTTCCAACCACGCGTTATAAAAGAAATTCAATCAGCAACATCTAATGTATATCAGTCTGGTGTTTATTTTGATTATCCAAATATTGATGAGCCAATATCTATTAATAAAAAACCTTTAGTGCAACAAGATGACATTCTTAACAGTGTTATTGATTTATTCACAAAAGATTTGTGGATGACTATTAACGGTGTATTACAACCTGTTCCTATTGGTAGAAGAGAAGAATTGATTAATCAGTTTATTGTGAATGATTTACACAATGTGTATTTCATGGCAGATAGAAAAAGCGGTACTATTAATTATGAAGATAAAGATGGTACTATAAACATAATGATTAACGGAACACGTTATCCTTTAAAGTTTGATGGATCTAAGTCTGGTCAAGAAGCTGCAGCTGCTGCTATAAGAAAACAGTTAAGTACAGGCATGATTGTTTATGATGAGAACGGTAGATATCCTGAAGACAAATCAATTAATACTAAACCAAAAGCATTGAAAGCTGCTAGTGCTTTAAATACTCAAATTGTATATGCTGATTATGAAACTGATGAGAATGGTATAAAAACTATAAAGCCTAATGATTTAGAAAAAATTAATAAACCTGGTGTGTACGCAATACAAAAAGGTACTAATTATGATTTTGTAGGAACTAATGGACAACCTGAGTATGATTACTTTCATGCAAATGTACCATCAATTGTTATTGTTGACAAACTTATTGAGCCAGGCTATGATGAAATCTCTTTTACACAAGAGGGTGATAAAGTTATTTTAAATACAAAAAATGCATCATACAAAGACTTTCTTAAAAATAATTTCACAACTAATGCTGTTCCTTACAACTATAATAATACAGATGAGAAAGGAAAGATTGAGGTTATAAATTCATCAGTTACTTTTTCACCTACTGCTGAGTCTATGATTAAGTTGGTAGGAGGAGAAAAAAACTCAGGAGCTGTAGATAACCAAGAAGAAATTGCTAGATTAAGAGCAGAAGAGCAAGAGTTACTAAAAAAAGAAATACCTAACATAGATGCTTATAAAGTAGATGGTAAAGTAAATCCTTTCTTAATTGAAACTGCGGAAGAGCGGGAGAAGTATGAAAAGATTTGGGAATACTATGATGGAAAAATAAGTCCTTTATTAAAGTTTGCACCAGCAGAACCAAAAGTTGCAGAGACTAAACCGGCTGAGCCAACTATTGAACCATTAACTACAAAGACTACAGCATCATTATCTCCAAAGGATATATTAAATAGCCTTGATGACATGAGTAATGAATCTGACTTTGAAAGAAATTCAAGGTTAAAGTTATCAGGTGCTCGTGGTTCTAAAGAACAATTAGATGCTGCTGCAGAGTGGTATGCTAAAAGTCCTTTATCAAAACACTTTCCATTCAGAATTGTACTAGCTGCATTGAATGCGCAAAAACCTGGACCAGCTGCTAGGTGGGCCGTTAATGGTATTACACTATTTAGATATTTTAATAACCCAGATGTTAGTGGTGACTATACAGATTTATACCATGAAGCATGGCATGGATTTACTCAGACATTCCTTACACCTGAAGAGAGAGAAGCAATGTATGAAGAGGCACGTAAGAAGAAAGGTTCTTTTACAGATTACCATGGCAAGCGTGTAACTTTTCAAAGCGCTAGTTGGAAACAATTGGAAGAGTATTTAGCTGAAGACTTTAGAGCATACATGATGTCTGGCGGTAAAATCAAAGACAAAACATCATCAACTAAGAACGGTATCTTTACAAGAATCATGAACTTCTTGAAGGAGCTTTTCTCCGGTGTAAACATCAATGATGTTAATTACAGTCCACTAGGCATTCCTAAAATACAAGCAATGTATGAGAACTTAAAGCTTGGTAATCTTTCTGGATACAACTTTAATGTTGAGAATAGAGATAAGACTATAGGTGCTTTAGATCATGCTATGATTGCTAGTAAGAATGATGAAAACATGCCTGAGCTTGATTTTGAAACTACTAATAAGATAATGAGTAGTGTCAACTCAATCATATCTTCATATACTAATCAAAGAAATACTAGTAAAGAAGTATATAGTTTCACTACTACTTTAATGAAAGATAAAGCAAGAGCTCTTAAAGTTTATGAGTATGTTAAAGCTATTTTTGAAAATGAGACATTAGATAAATTAAATAAAGCTTTAGCTGTTGCAAAAGCTAAGCCTGATAATGAGTATGAAGTTTTATCAATTGAACAAGACATTACAGGTATACAATGGGCTATTAATAACTTTGGTGATCTTACAAACTTAGCAAATAACAAAGATGGCAAGGACGTAATAGGTTACCACTTAAAAACATCTAGGTTGTTGACAGAGGAGGATAGAGCAGAGTTACTTGACGAGGTTAGTGAGGTTGATGCATTAATAAAAGCTAGTGAAAAGTTTGACAGACCAGGTAATGATGTTGGTTCATATGATATGGCACCGCCTGAGGTTAAGTATGTACTAAGTACAATTCACAAGTGGGAAGGTACAAAGCCTGTTATGAACAGTTTTGGTATTCAAGAGCTTAGTGATCCTTCTATTGTATGGAATAGAATATCCAGAACACTTAAAGGTACAATGAGTGCTTCAGAGATGTATGAAAAATTACAAGCTGCAGCAGGTAAAGATCCTATTATTGCAGACCTATTAAAAAAATTAGGACCTGTTAAAACTAACACAGCAGCTGAAACAGATTTATGGATTAAGTTCTGGACCGTGTTTAACAAAGCTGAGATTCCTTTAATGCAGATGACTGTGTTTAGAGAAAAAGATATTGAAGGTCGCGAGCTTGATGAGTACTCAATCAAGATTGGATCTAATAACTCAGTGTCTCGTATAGCTCAAACACGTTGGACAAATACATTTAGTACAGTAACTTCTGATTATAGAAAGAGAGATCCTCAAAAAGCTAATGAGATTTATCTTGATGTAAAAAAAGTAATTGAGCAGTTTGGTGTAAAAGACCGTACTGGTAAATATATTTTTGAAGATGCTAAAAATTCTTATGAGTTTTTTAGAGCAATTGGTATAGAGCTTAGTGATTCTGATGAACTAAGAGATATAGTTAATAAAGGTAAAGGTAAAGCCACTAGGATATTTGATAGATTAAACAATATCTTAAACAGAGGTACTGATAAGATTTATAATCTTAAAGACATATTTAAAGAGTATCCAGCTGTTGATAAGATTGCGGCTTTAAGTTCTGAAACAACATTAACTGATCTAGCTAATGAAGAAGTTAAATTTGCAGATTACGCGTCTAACTATGCTGTAAATAATGCTGAGGGTAATATCCAATTTGAACAAAGCTTACACAACAGTATAAGTATTATGATTAGTGCCATAAACAGTTCAAAAAATTATGCTGATTTAATTAGTAAACCTTTCATGTCTCACTTGGATATTGATAAGAACCCGTTTGCAAAAGCTTCTGTCTGGTTGAATTCCATATATAAAATGGATGAATATAAGAAAGGCAGTACTACTGATGTTGGGACTAAACGTAAACAAAGCTCTGATATAAATCTTGATGCTGTAATCAACATGTCTAATCTATCTGGTGTATCAATTGTAAGTGACAAGAGAGATGAAGGTGTTGCCTCAGCAAGTGCTGATGAATTTACAAAATTAATTCTTGACTTTCACGTGAGTAATGTGATAGGTCGTCCAGAGTTAATGCGTCATGCTGATAAAGGTACTTCCTTCTCTTTATGGTTAAGTAGTATAATAACGCCAGGATCATCAGATAATAAATCTTATGTAGATACAATTGATTTTATTAAGCAGCCTTTACCAAATGGTAGTCAATATGAGCCAGGTTATGGTCATGCATCAACTATTTTAAAAAAATATATTGATGCTGAGATGCAAAGGATGGCTAAATTAAAAGCTCTTAAAGATCAAAAGGATTTAATATATGACGCTAAATATTTAAAAGAGGGTCAAAACTTTGTAATTTTTGAAGATGTGCTTAGTCCTAAGACACGTGCATTCTTATCTAATTATCCTACTTTAGCAGAAGCTGCAGGAGTTGATCCAGATATTAGTAATGATATTGATAGCGAAATAGCCAAGTACTTTGATAATCAATCTAAACAAGTTGGTAGGATGATGAACAGTGCTAATTATATTAGTAAGAGTTTAATGGTTAAAACAGCAACTGATGCTAATAAAGCTAATAAAGCAAACGTAACTAATAAAAGTGTTAAAAATGCTTTAATAAAATCTTTTGTTGTAAACAGCTGGATACACAATATTGAGTCAATGGCTGTTATCTATGGAGACATTGCACAATACAAATTAGAAAAAGAAGAGTTCCATAAACGTAATGCAGGTGCTGGTTCTACTGGTGGATTAATTGCAAGTGATCCAGTCTTTATTGAGTATGTAAATAATAAAAGCCGGTTATCTACTATTCCTGGTCGGTCAAATACATATGCCGAGAAAATGAAGATCTTTGGCAAAGATGGTCAAACAAAGAAATTAGCTAGTGATGGTTCATTCCAGTCAGCTATACTTGAAGATAACAATATCCGCTCCGAATACTTTAAAGATATTGCTGATGCTTTAATAGACTCTGAAGAAAAAAAACTAGGTAGCAGAGAAAAAGCTATTAAAAAAGTTTTAGGTTTTGAAGTTGACAAGGAAGGAAAAGAAACAGGTAAGCTAGGTACAATAGATGAGCCATTTAAAAATGGTAGTGTATATGCTTTTACTGAAATGAATGAAGGTGATGCTCAAGGCTGGATTACTTTTGACTTTTACAAAGCTACTGCAATATTAGAAGGATCATGGACACCACCTCAAGACAAACTTTATAATAAAATCATAAATGGAGAACCTGTTGATTACAGTGAAGTGCTTAACTTCTTCCCTACTAAAAAGTATCAGTACTGGGGCCCTGTCCAACATAAAGACAAAGATGGTAAAGCTATTGACGGTCCGCCGTTAACAGCTATGTATAAATTTTCTTTATTCCCATTAATACCTAATGTAGTTAAAGGTAAAAACCTAGGTGCTTTACATACACGAATGATGGAAAAAGGTATTGACTTTGCTATGTTTGAGTCAGGATCTAAGATATCAAACTTTACAAAAATTAATGCTGATGGTAAAGCTGATAAAGATAAATTTTATTCTAGCGTTGATGGTCAAGATAGAACAGTAGATGCTACAGGGGACATGGTACCTAATACTGTGTTCTTACAATTCTTAAAAAAGCAGTTAGAGATAGCTCCATACTTTAAAGGTAAGGTTACATTCCCAACTCAAATGCGTAAGTTAATTGAGAATGGTTTAATGGAAGCTGGTGTACCTACAGATTATGAAATGCATTTGCCTGTTAAAGAAAGAGAAAAACTTTGGAGATCACTTTCTCTAGAAAAAAAATTAGAAAATTCTCAGTTTTATAGACTTGTTAAAAACTATGAGAAAGATCTTTCTGATTTAACTAAGCTCAAGATAAAAAAACTTGAGGCTGAAGCTAGCATTAAACGTGATGAAGATGGTAATGTTATATTCAATGAAAAACTTGCTGAGTTCATTATAAAAGAATTAGACAGACAAGACTTAGCTGAGCATGAGATAGGCTTTATTAAATCAGGAACAAACAACACTCTTGCTCATGATTTATCTTATTCATTATCTGCAGAGAAGATTGAGAAGATCTTAAACTCTATTGTAGTTAAACGTCTTGTCAAACAGAAGTTTAAAGGAGAAGGTCTGATCCAAGTATCAGGTGCTGGTTTTGAAGATACACTGCGCGGCAAACTTACTGATGAAGAAAAGGCTAAGTATGGTACTAATGGATTAGCTTTTTATAAAAGAAAAGGTGGGCCAAATGGAACAACCTCAGCAATGAAAGTTAAGATTGCTTTACAAGGTAGCTTTGAGAACTTGCTTTACTTGAAAGATAAAGATGGTAAAGAGATTGGTACTATTGAGAGATTAAATCAACTGCTTAAAGATGAGTCTTGGTTAGATATAGGTGATCACCGTAAAATGGTTAGCATCACTGGACCACGTATTCCTACTCAAGAGAATAACTCTATGGAGTTTGCTGAAGTTTATGAGTTCTTACCTAGAGAAGCTGGTAACATTGTTATACTTCCTTCTGAGATTGTAGCTAAGTCTGGTGGTGACTTTGATATTGATAAGATTACATTCATGATGCCTAATATTTCCTCCGGTATAAATTGGGCTAGCTGGTTAGAAGAAGGATCTGGTAAACGTGAAGAGTTACAAAAATCTACTACCCTAGATCTATCAGCAGAGAATGTTAAACGTGTTATTGATAACAGAAAAGCAGATGAACTATCTGTTGAAGATCAAGCTGTATTAAGAATACTAGCTGAAAACTCTGATAAAAATGTAAAGTTTCCATTTGACAGTAAAACTGAAGAAGGTCTTGAGAACAGAATATTAGATGATATGAAAAACATATTGTCTCTTAAAGAGAACTACGTGAGTCTTGTACGTCCTAATGGTACTGATATTGTTAAGCCTCTTGCTGATGAGCTTTCATCTAAGGTTATGGATTATAATCCTAAGAAGCGTTTATATGATGCACCTGATAGTTCTCGTATTGCGGGTACCCGTTTGTTTGAGATCCCGTACAACATGTATAAGCATACATCAAACAGTATTGGTAAACAAACTTTAGGTCTTGGAGCTGTAGATAATACTTTTAATACAGTGTTTAACCGTATTGGTGCTAGAATGAACTACGAGTATTGGGGTAGCAGGAATGTTAAAAGACGTTTAGATTTATTATTTGATCACAATACTTTACAAGATGATCAAGGTCGTGATGTAATTTCATTATCTCACTTGATGGATGTTAATAATGATAACAGTATCTCTTCAATAATTGGTCAGCTTATTAATGGCTGGGTGGATATTGCTAAGGATGCTTGGATCTTTAACTTACAAGGGAACAAAGAGATATCACCATCTTTATTATTTTTAATTCAAGCGGGTGTACCTTTAAAACAAGCTGTGTATTTTGTATCTCAACCTATTATCAGAGAGTATGTAAAAGAAATGCAGCAAGCTAAAAGTACATTTGCTGGACCTATGGGTAAAGGAACTGATAATCCTAACTTGTTTAGAGGTGAAGCGCGTAAATTAATCTTTAAAAAACTAGGTTATGACGCATCTCAAATGGCTGTCTTTAATGAGAATAATGAGAAGAAGCAAGAGTTTTTAGATAAACGTACCTTAGAACTTACTGATAAGAAAACAGGATCTGAGATTGATTTCTTTAATCCTGATAAAGTTGAAGCTAATTTAAAAAATAAAATTGATGCTTATGCTAATGCTGTTAAAGAGCAACAAGAATCATCAGATTCAGAAGCTCCATTGAATTACAATTATGACGTTAAAGATGAGGCTATATTCTTACACTTCCTTGAAGTAGAAGAGATGACTAATTCAGCAACTAAGTTTAAAATGGCTTTAAATGTTGATACAACTAAGACTAATAATGTTTTTCAAGCCTTAAGTAAGAATCAATTAATTGATGACTTAAAAGCTGATGGTAAATTACCTGAAAATCTAGTAGATCTTATCAAAAATGAATCGCCAATAGGAAGCTTTTTTACACAAGACTTTCAAATTGGTTTATGGAAAAATCTATTTAAGTTGAGAAATGACGATAATCTTAACAAGTGGATCTTGAATAAAACAACAAGTAGAACTTTTAAAGATGAGGTTGATGAAACCTTTGGTGATAATGAGAGATTTGTAAACAACTTGAGAAATGACTGGATAAGCTTTTTATTCCAAAATCAGATACGCAAGTTTGATATAGATAAGGTTAAAGATTATAAAGGTCTTGTAATTCAGGATACTCTTGGTGTTAAGTTATCACCTAGTATTAAGTATGGTGTGTTTGTAGCTCCAGATAAAACGGGAGCACTGACTGTTTATATGGATAAAGTAAAGTTGAGACAAGACTTTGCAAAATTATCTAACAACACAAGCTTAGAAACTGCAACCCTTCTTCCTGATGGTACTATTATTAAGCCGGCCGATGTAGATGCTGCAGCGTTCCCTACACCTGATACCTATTACAAATTTGTAATTGAGAGAGAGTTACTAAGAGCTATGTATCCTGGTAAAACAAAATGGTCAGTATTATTAGAACGTGCTGATGTTTCCCGCAAATTGAAAGACGCATTAGAATCTGGGCCAACTTTTGAAGGTGAATCAAAACAGAAGAGAGAAGCTCGTATCAATACTGAAGTTTATGAAGAGACTCTACGTGACATGGCTTTAGAAAATACTTATAACACTTGGAAGATGTTCCAAAGTCGTACCTCTATGGCTGATCAATTTAATGAGATTGCATCATTGTATCCAGAGCTTAGAAAAAACTACAGCTTGATGAATATACTTACAGGTACAATCCGTAATGATAAAAACAATTCTAACCGTATTGGTAACTTACAATTACTAGATTCTCTTTTAGATGGTACTAAGTTGAACTTGTTACATCAGAACTTAAAAGACATGTCTGATCCTACTAAGTTAAGGATCAATGTTAAGTCTTCTCAAGAGAGAACTCGTATTGCTGAATTCTTTAATAGGTTTGGTCTATACGCATTTTTACAATCAGGTTTAAATACTAGTGGAAGATTCTCATTAACAAGAGTAGTTCCTCAAGAGATGTTTACTGCAATGATGAGTGAATACATGGGTGACTTTATGGACAACATGAATGAGCTTACCTTTGAACGTTACTATAAAAAGTTTAAAGCTATCAATAGTAGAGCTGGTTCAACATCATACCGTGATTACACAGTGCCTGAATTTGATATGGCTGCAGATAAAAATAAAGTTGATGCAATGCCTGTTGGAACTCCAAAAGAATTAATGGTTAATGAAAAAAAATCAAGAATAGATAATTTTTATTTTGATAATGCTGGTAATAAGCTTTATCATGCTAATGAGTTTAGCCTTAATAAAGAAGATACTATTCAAGCTATAACTATGAGTCAAGCTGCTGAAATACTTGAAAGCAGACCTACAGAAGTAATCATCTTTAATGGTACTGATGGAACTAAGGCTGGTCAAGGTACAAAAGGTGAGGCTGCATTCGATGCTTCTCTATCTACACACAGTAATCTTATTGGATTCCCTGTTAAAAAGAGTTATGAAATGATAAGTGGTAATATACCAAATGATGCACTTATAACTGATATCTCAATAGAAGAAGCTGAAAGAATGAAAGCTGAGATTAAACAACAGGAAAAAATCATCAATAACCTTGTTTCAGGTCCTAAACTAGAAGTGGGAGTATATGCTGAATACAAAGGTGATAATTACATTGTGACTAAAAAGCTTGATAATGGAACATGGCAACTTTATAATCCTGACACAGGTAGTAAACTAGCAGTTAGTCCTAGCAACTTTGCATTACTTATGGATAAACCTATTTCTCTAACCAATAGAGATGTTAAGTACTGGGTAAGTCCATTACATAACAATGCTATTATATCTCAGGTAAGCAATAACAAAATGAACTGGCCTGATGAGAATGGTGTTAAAAGAGAAATAATGGCTAAGGTGCAAAGTCAAGGGTCTAACAAAAACGCTGATCAACAAAACATTACTCAACCTGCTCAGAATACTTTTAAATTTGCTGACGGAACTATTATTAATACGCCATTCAAACTTAATGAGCAACAGGAGAAAGCATTGTTATCTCTTGAGAATTTTTATAACAAACCAGGAGAGTATGATAATCAGATTACATTGCTTGGTTATGCCGGTACAGGTAAGACTAGTATTATTACAATCTTTGATGATTATTTAAGAAAGAAATTTGTTAAACCTATATACAGTTCTCCAACACACCGAGCTAATGCTGTAACTAAGATGAAAAATCCTAAAGCTGCAGTATATACTTTACATTCATTGTTTGGTTTAAAAGGTGCTATAAAAATAGAAGATGGTGATTATGACTTAAGAGATCTAGAGTTTGCAGCATTTGATAAAGATGGCAAACTTAATAAAAATGCTAAAGCTCAAAACGGTGACTTGTTAATTATTGATGAAGCATCAATGGTTAATGACAGTCTGTATGAGTTTTTAGAGAAATTTAAAAAGGTTCTTAATCTTAAGATTGTTTACATGGGTGATCCAGCTCAACTTAAACCTGTTAAGCAAAAGCATTTATCTAAAGCTCTTGAACAAGGTACAAAATTACAACTTACTAAAGTTGAGAGAACAGGTGATAATCCAATTTTAGAAGAGTCAACTAACTTAAGAAATGATCAAGACTTAAATTACCAAACTAAAATGGTTGGTCCACAAGGAGTTGAGTATTCTAATGAGGCTAACTTTGTAACCAGAACTATTGGTGAGAATTATACTAGTGAAGAGTTTAAGACTAACAAGCTTTATTTCAGGATTCTATCAGCAACTAATAGTGCTGTTAAAGCAATTAATACTAAAGTAAGAGATTTACTTTATGGTGATGAAGCTGATAAACAGATTGTAGAAGGTGAATTACTAATGGGTTATAACAACTTTGGTGTAGACTATAAAACTAAACAACCATTGATCATAAATAGTGGTGATTATATGGTAGATTCAGTGCAAGATTCTACAAAAACAATAGAAGTAGGTAATAAAACTTTAGAGTTTAACGGTTTTCAAGTTAGACTTAAGAATGTTCTTGATCCTGAAGAGCCTGCTAAAACTGTATTTATTGTTGATAATAATGAAAAAGATGAAAAGCTAAATGCCTTTATGAATGAGGTAGACCGTTTAAATAAACAAGGTTCTGATTTTATGTCTCGTGGTTTGTTTAGTGGAGCAGCAGAAAGTTTTGAAGAGGCGCGTAAACTTGAAAGTAGCTTGGCATTTATGAGAGAACTAATATCTGACAATAATAAAGTAAAAGTCAAAAAGACTTTAGATTACGGATACGCTCACACTATTCACAAGTCACAGGGAGGAACGTATAACAAAGTACTCATACTTGCTGATACTATTAACAGCTTTCCTGATGAACAAATGCGTCAACAACTTAAGTATGTTGCAATGTCAAGAGCTTCTGAAAAAGTATATGTAGCTACTAATCATGTTTTAGGTACACCAATCATACGTGATGGTCTTGTTGCTCCTGGTGACGTAGCTCCAACTGTAGAGCCTGTTGAAAGTAAGCAACCATCTACTATTGTTAATCCATTAGTAGAAGCAGGAGTAAAACCTACAGATATGTATGGTAATGCTTCTAAAGATATACAGATGGCTTCTGAATCCACTCAATTTATAGGATTTGGTACTATAATGAAAGAAGGTAATGTATCTTCTACAGATAAGTATTCTAAAGCTTGGGGTAATAAAGCTAATACAGGATCATATACAGCTAATGATATAATAATGGTATCAGGTAGTGGTAACTTTGGTAGAGGTGGTGTAGATAAAAAAGTTGAGGCTGAAGCTATTAAAAAAACATTATCTGAAAAGTATAAACCATTATTAGATAAAGCTATAGTTGCTGGTGCATCTTTTAGAATAGGAAACCAATATTCTAAAGGTAATTTATCAGATCAATTAGTTGCAGATTATTTACAAAAAAAGGGTTATACTGAAGAAAAACTTAATGGTTATTCTAGATGGACATCTCCTATTAAATCTACTCAATCATCTACTAGTGATAAACCAAAAGGAGAAGAAGTAAAACCTGGTATATATGTAAATCAAGAAGCTTTAACTAAAGAAGAACAACTTGAGTTGTTTGATTTATTAAAACCTTATCTTGAACAGCAAGCTGCTAAAACCAATAAAGGAACAGATGCTAGTAAAATGATTGGCTTAGGTTTAAGATGGGATTATAAATCAAATAACCCTGGTAAAACAGCCATGAACATTTCAGATGTAATTAATCCAGGTAATAAAAATAAGTATGGTTATTATGATCAGTCAATTAATGGTAAACCTTTAGGGCAAATTACACCTAGATTTAGACAGCTTATGCAAAAAGCTACAGGTGTTGATATGACTAATTATGATGGAGCTATTATTAATCTTTATGAAGCTAATAGTTTTATTAGTTCTCACAATGATGTAGATGAAAGTAAGTCAGCTATTAATTATCCTGTTATAGGAATTAACATTGGTGGAACAGGTAACTTCTCAATTGAATCAAGAGATGGCAGTCCTAAACAACTTGATCTTAAAGCAGGTACTGGATACGTATTTGGTGTTGACGGTGTAAATAGAGAAGTATGGCATAGAACTTTCCCTAAGGCACAAGATAGTTTTTTACCAGAGCTTACTACTAAAATTGATGGTAAAACATATGAGCCAGGGTCTTATAGAATTACAATTACTATGAGGAGAGTAATGCCTTTACAAGAAGGTATGCCTAATAAACCAGCTATTGGAAGTATTCAATCACAAGTAAGTAATATACCACAAGATACACGTGATGGTCAAGATGTGCAAGATGATAGTAAAACCCCCCGTCCAATTAACGGTATGGTTATGGACCCCTTTCTTAAAAAGAAAATTGATAAGACTATACAGTCTATGCAACAGAAAAAGAATGCGGGTATGACGCTTGACTTTCCTGTTAATGGTATTGGACAGCACATGATTGGAGCTGACCCTAACACTGGAAAATTAATTGGTGATATTAAGCCTATTGCATTATCAAGTTTCGTATATTTGTCTGAGCAGCTATTTGAGAAATTTGGGTATGTTAATCCTAACTATGAAAAGGTACTTGGATACATTGGGGAACAGAGCCCGATCCAAGCTGCTTCTGAGGTTACTGATGACATGCTTGACACAGCACTTAGCTTTTGCTTTAACAATATAGTATAACCAATATGATAACATGTCCTAATCTTAGTAATCCTACTGTGAAAGCACAGTGGGATGCTATTGCTAATAACCCTGCTCTAGGTAATAGAGAAGCCATGCGTGAATTCATGGAAGCTGAAATGAATAACCGGCCTATTGGTACACCTGAACAGGTGATGGCTAAACTTGAAGCTAGGGAAGTAGTAAACCCTATAGCAAGTCATGATAAGTTTGTTGCAGATATGAAAAATATTATAGCTGCTAAGTCTAATGACCCTGTACTTACTGACCCAGATACACTCTACGGCTTTGCTTCCGTAGTACAACCTATTAATACTAAATCTTTATCTGTTACTGATAACAGTAACGGCCGTGCTATGGAAGTCTTAAACAAACTTTCTGAGGCAACAGGTATTAATTACTCTTTCATTACACCGGAGGAAGCAGTAATCATCACTGCTAATTCCAAGAACCCATACACTATAGGTAGAGCACCCGCATTTTTCCACGGGGGCACTGTATACTTCATTAATAATATGGTTAATACAGAACTTGCTTTCCATGAATTTGCTCACCCAATTGTTCGCACTATACAACAGGACAACCCTGTTCTATTTGAAAAACTATATATGGACGCTATTAGAGCTGACCAGACTCTTTTGGATGAAGCTATTGCGGAGTATCAAGATTTACAAAATGCGCTTGACAATGCTGTTGAAGATGAAGAGAAAGATGCTATCAGACTTAAGTTAGAGAAAGCTGTTGCGGAAGAAGTAATTGTTAAAGCACTTACTAGAGGAGCAATGCTTAAAGAAGCGGGTATTAAACCAAGCACCGGATTAGCTAAAGCACTTAACAATATATTAGCTGCTATTAAAAAGATGTTGAGGAGCGTCTTTGGCAATAAAGTAAATGTAGCCAAGTTGGATGAAACTACTTCACTTGACAAGCTTGCCGAGATGTTACATGCCGGCGGGAACTTTATTATAAACACTGAGACTGTAAGCCAGGAGGATGTTGTTGCATATAATCAAGACTTTCAAAATTATGTGAATGATTTAAAGGAAGCTACTGAAGGTGACAAAGGCCAAGCTGTGATGGCTATGGCTAGAAGAATTTATGAAGGTGCTACTGACCAAATTGAAATGATTATGAAGAACAAGAATTATCAGGAGATGATTAACTTGTTTGCCGATCAATACAACCGTGGTGACTTACAGGAGATGCGTGCTAATGTATCCCGTTATGCCCGTGAGCTTGAAACCAAAGCTGAATCAATGATTGAAGATATCCAAAAGACTCAGAGTCAGGTACAATCTGTGGTAGGCGCTATGCTCCGTTTAAAAGTCATGATGACTAAAATGGAAGAGCACTTGAATGAATTAAGAAAAGACTCTACTAATAGAGACAACGTACACAGAGCTTACTACTATGCACGAGTACTTGAGTACTGGCAAAAGTATATTTCTGAAGCACAGGATATGATGATTAAAGCAGGTGCCAAATCTGATTCTCCAATGAATCAATTGCTTGGTAGTATAGAAACTTCTATGAAGACTTCTGCTAAACACATCAACCAGATGAACAATGAAGGTATCTCTGATATCTTATGGGAACAATGGGAGAGCATGTCTAATAGAGCTGAGCAGTTATTTAAAGAAAAGATTAAAAGATTAGAAGACCGGAACGCTAGCCAAGCTGCAATAAATAAAGAGTATGTTAGTTTCTACGGTATGAATAAGGCTGACTATGAACGTTACAAAATGCTTCAGGCTAAAGAGGAATCAGGTCAGGATTTAACTTATGAAGAGAGTAAGGATTTAGAGATTGGTAAGAAAGCCAGCTTTGATGGTATAGTAATGTCTCGTGAAAAAGTTGCCCGTGCTATTCGTGGTGAGGGAGCCGATGCTAGATACGTTGAGTCATATTTTGAAGGATACCTTTATAGTAGTGACCCTGTAATTGGCGGCTTTGCTTTGTACTTTAAAAACAACATGACTGAGATGGAAGCTAGAGTACAATCTAGAGTTACTGATATAGCTGGACCACTTAAAGAAATGATTGACGATGCTGGCATAAAGTTTTTAAAACCAGGAGAGCTTGGTAAAAAGATAGGCTTTGTGGATAAGTTTGGATACATTGATAAGAATGGTACTTTCCAACAAAAAGAAGTGTGGACAATGCTTAATCCTTACAAGGATTATAGATATGATGTTGATAGGTTTAACAATGAGTTAAAAGGTTTACGTGACCGTTATAACAGAGACCGTAGTAAAGAGAACCAGGAAGCGTTTGCTGCTAAGCTTGCAGAGAAGAATGCTCACATGCGTAAATGGATGCAACAAGAATACGTTGATGAGTACTATGAAAAAGATGACTTGCTTGGTAAAGATGCATCAGATACTGTAGGACAAAGAGCTAAGTTCTTGAGAGATGAAATCTTTAATAGAATGGAGATTATTAATCTTGCAGCTAATAGAGATGACCAGTTAGTAGATAACACTAAAGAGATGGACGATCTGTGGAAAGAGTACAACCAACTATATTCCTCCTATTACTTAAACGGACAAAAGAAAACAGGTGTTGATCTTGAAGTTGCCCAACGCTTACAACAACATAGAGATCTTACCCGCAAGTTCCATGAGTATAAACCTAGAACTGGTGTATATGAGAATGAACTAGCTAAGAAGGAACAACAGATCCGTGACAACTTAATCTCATTACAATATGAAGAAGGTACTGAAGAGTTTGAGGATCAGTTTGAAGCTTATCGTGATATGTGGATTAAAGCAAATACGGTTACTAAAATTAAACCTGAGTTTTATGAAACACGTTCTAAAATAATTGAGAATCTTAAAGAGATATTAGGAAGACCTGCAGCTAGACTTAGACAACAATTAAAAGATCTTGAGGCTAAAGGTATTAAAACTGCAGCTGACAGAGCATTAAAAAAAGACTTAGAAGATAAATTAGTCTCTGCTGAAACTAAGGCTAAGAAGACTGATTTTACTGAATCATTTAAAACTATCTTGGACATTGCTTCTGGTTACAGAGATAGTGACGGACAACCTATTGGTTCAGACATGCTTGATGAACGTAAGGCTGTTATCAAAGAAGCTCAAGAGGAGATGGAGAATGCACGTAATGAATGGGCAGGTTACTCAGGATTAACGCGTGACGAGATGGAGCTTTTAATTGATTTGTCTAAAAAGAAAAAAAAGAATGGTGAACTAGAACCAGATGAGTTTGAGAAGTTTAAAGAATTACTAAACAGGCAAGATTCACTAGGACTTACTAAGAATGAACGTGCTGAGATTACAGGCTTGTTTGGAGATCTTAGAGAGCTACAAACTAAAGACCCGACTACTTATTATGTTGATGCTATTAATCACTGGATGGATATAATAGACTCACAAGAAGTGTATGATGAATTAAACTTCAATGAGTTTAATGCAAGCAACATGGATAAGCTTTATAATCCGAGTGTATTAAGCAAGATGTTTGCTAAGAGTCCTGAGTTTGAAAAATGGTTTAAAGCAAATCACCTTGAGAAAAATTATAGAGACAAAGATGCAAAGTCTGTAACAAGCTATGAGAGATTATATGTATGGAACATTATTAAACCTAATGACCCAAACATGTATGAGACAAAGCCGTCTCTTAAATACTTTACAAGAGTTGTAAAAAAAGAGTACAAAAATGGTTATGATAAAGATACAGGTGAAGTTAAATTAATAACTGGTGTACATAAAGATAACAGAGGAGAGTGGTTACCTAAGCAAGATGTTAATTCACCTTATTACAACCAGGCTTACTTTGACTTACAAAAAAATGATCCTAAACTATTTAAGATTCTTGAGTTCCTTAAAGAGCAACACTTAAAATCACAGGATGGTCTTTCAAAACGTGGTAAGTTATACTATGATTTCCCCCGCTACGGAATGAGTGGTCTAGAAGCTGCCCAAGCAAAAGGTATAAAGGGAACAGCTGCAGAAAAGCTTAGTCCTATTTCAGCTATGCTTACAAAGATTAAGCAATTTTTCACGGGAGCAATGGATGAGCAGGGTAGTATTTTCAATGCTGACATGGCTAACGAGTTGGTTAGAGCTGATGGTTTTAATGACCAGATAGAGAACATACCAATGCAAGGCTTGTTTAATCTAGAACTTAAAGATACTTCAACAGATGTTATAAGTGGTGTATTACGTTATATCTATAACGCTGAACACCATAAGCAGTTGGTTAAAATGAATCCTATTGCTCAAGGTTTAAAGAACTTACTTGAAGACCCTAACAATAAACTTAAGGAACTAGATAAAGTTAACCGTTCAAACTTTATAAACTTTGGTGCTACGTCTTATGTAAACAAAAAAGGTAAGTATATCCGTAAGGATGCAATTGCCCAGTACTATGAACGTGACTTTCAGGGCCAGTCTATAACAGGATTTGGTAAAGATATCCCATGGATACAGAATGTACAGAGACACTTGTTTGGTAAAGCAGCGTTTTCCTTCTTTGCCTTTAACATACCATCTGCTGTGAAGAACATGTTTACTAAAAAGTTTCAGAGTTTAATACTTGCTTCAGCAGGTAATGATCTTACAGTAAGTACTTTGTTTAAGGGAGAAGCTTGGTCAATGAAATACATGATGAAGCTTAGTGGTTCTGATATCTATGCTAAGGGGCCTAAGTCACTGGAGCATCAGATAGGTGAGATATTTGATCCAAGCCCTAATAGATTTCAAGAAAAGTTTCATGAGTCAATCACAAGAACATTTGCAAAAGATGTAGTGAGTACGGGTTGGTTTTATAACTTCCGTAAATGGACTGAGGTACAAGCAACCATGCAGACATTTGCCGGCATGATGTTCAAGAAAAAAATACCTATGGGTAATCAGATGATTGATTACATGGATGCATGGGAACTTAATGCTCAGGGTAAGATACAACTTAAAGCGGGTATTGATCCTACGTGGGGTATTACTTACGATGAAGAAGGTAACATGAGTGTAGGTGCTGAATTCAAAGCATTTAAAAATAAAGTTGGTGCTGTTAATACAAAACTGGATGGAGCTTTTGCCAAGCTTGATCAGCCTTTGATGCAACGTCTTATAGCATTTAGATTTGTGCAGTTCCTTAAAAAGCACATGATCACAATGAGTATTAACAGGTTTGGAAGAAAGCGTATGGCTCCAGGGTATGGTGAAGTTGATGAAGGTTATTATGTGCAAGCTGTTAAATCATTACTTGGTGCTATCAAGAATAGAAACATAAATGATATGACTAGAGAAGATAGAGCAGCTTGGATGAGAATCATTACTGAAGTTGGTGTGCTTTATTTAATGGGTCTATTAATGGGGCCTTTATTTGGATGGGATGAAGACGATGAAGACAGATACAAGAAACTACGTGAGAAGAGTGGTAAAATGACAATACCTTTCTTAGCTGATGAAGAGCCTGGACAAGAATTTAACTTAGCTGGTTTCATGGAACTGCACGCTATGAATCAAATGCTTCAGATCCGTTCAGAGAATGAGCAGTTTATTCCATGGCCAAGTATGGGTCTTGATAACTTATCAACTGTTGTGGATCTTAAGTCACTAGCCTTTGGACCAACAACAGATACATGGCAACGTATAGGAACTGACCTGGTTAATATATGGGAAGGTAATGAACGTCAGTTTTATAAACGCCGTAGTGGTCCATTCAACTGGTCACAACAAGGCGGTCGTCAGATATGGGCCCATATAGGTAAGATGTTTGGTGTAACAGGTTCTAACATCTCACCAGGTGATATGATTACAAACTGGGATAAGGCACAAAACATGTCTGCCAAGAGATAACTTAACATCTAGTTGGAAAAAAAAGGAGAACCCCGTAAGGTTCTCCTCTATAATCTAACTTTGTACCCCTCAACTTGTCCGAGAGGATAGGTCAGGATTAATAATCCACAACAGCGTTTTCTTTTGCTGTTGTTTTAACATTTTATCTAGTAGTTTCATGGCATTATTTGAGACAGCTGGGCAACCCCAACCTTCTGCTGTGCCGTTAGGATAAATCTCATTGTCTGTTATAGCATCCCAACCATGTAATACAACAGTTCTTCTTTCAGCATTACTATTTGTTTTTTCTAGACCTTGTAGTCTATACTTTACATGTATGCCCCAGTTACTATAACCGCGTTCATATATATAGTACTTGCCTATAGAAGAACAATGACTATCAAATGCGTTACTAATTGTAGGGTTAGTTTTTGATTCATCAAATCCCCATATATTTTTTCCACAACCGTGGCTGACTGTAAAGCTGTGAGTCACTTCATTTTTATTAAAGTCCCAAACATATAATCTATTAAGACCCGAGTGTACACTCAGGTCTATTAAGATGTAAAAGTCAGTGTTGACTTTATGTTTAGTGCAATAATCCTTTGCTTCTTTTGAATAAGCTCTAGTGTTGTCATTATGTTTACTAGCTTCTGGTTTTACAGGAGCATTGCAATTTACCATAAACATACTAAACACTATGCTCAGATAAATCTTTCTTAGCATAATTAACTTTTGTTTTTAGATAATATTTTATTAATATCAGGTTGTGAATAACTAGGGCCTTTCTGAATCTTGCCATCTTCTCTGAAGATAGGCTTACCATCAGCTCCTAACTTACTCATATTACTGCGTTGAATTTCATTGAAGACTTCTTCAATCTTGTGTTGTAAACCGTGCTTCAGTATAGTTCCACAAAGAATATACAATTGGTCACCAAGGGCATCAGCTATCTCAACTAAGTCTCCGTTCCAACAAGCTTCTTTGTATTCATCATTTTCTTCTGCCATTAATTTATACCGGAGCAAAAATTCATTCTCGGCTATTAATTGAGGCTCTTCTCCATTTGTTTGCATAAACACGTTGTGAAATTCTTCCACGGCTTTTAATTGTTCTTTCATAATTCTTTCTTCTTTCTAAGTGCATTAATCATTCCTTCAATTTCAATTAACAATTCAGCGGGCATACCTTCCTTTTCTTCTGTAGTTAATTCAACCAACTGAATTTGCTCATCATACTTACATAATGATAAACAGTTTATACATATCATCAAGTTCCCTGGAGAGGGTATATCTCCAGGGTCTTTCATTGATGTATAATTTGCTATTACTGTTTGACAGTGTGGGCATTTTACTTCCATTATAGTTCTAAATTAATATTAGTAATCATTGATGCATCAGCACACCTGCTACACAATTGGCCATCATTCCATACAGCTTCTGCTCCTTGCATCTCGTTACAAGATACACAAGGCCAACCGTCATCTTCAGACTCATCTTCTCCTACTAAGGCTGAAAACAACTCAACAGATTTTTCAGGTACAACTTCTTCTTCTAAAGTAACAGGTTCTTCATCCCACGGCGCTGTTTCTACAACATCTTCTACAACCTCTTCTTCAACAACTTGCTCAGCTTCAACTTCTGCTATTACATCTAGTATAGTGATTTGATTACTTATTACTTCCGGTTCACTTTCATTTAAAACGTCATCCTGTTTTGTATTAACAAGCATGAACTCTTTTTCTATGAAGTTATGACTTATAATCTGCTGCTCCATCCATGTTCTAGGGTGCGCTCTTTGTAAAGCAATCAGTATTGCATGGTACATATACCATACAGTATTTGATTCACCATTGATAGCATAGCTAGATTTCTTGTATTGAGTTCCAATTATTGATAGCTGCTCACTTGTAAACAACTCGTGTTCAAAATACATCCTGCCTGTTAACTCAGCACGTATCTTACTAGTCAATATCAGGTTTAACATTTTGTCTTTCTGAATAAGTAAATCTTTGAAATACTCCTCAGCGTTTATTAACTGACTATCAATTGTGCTTAGTACATCACTGTCAGCATCACCCGTATGCTTACGCGCATAGGTGCCCATGTTACCACTAATAATAGATGCTAGTGATTCATGTACATAACCACCAACACAGCATTTGAATCTCATGCTCTTATCATAAGAATTACTCCATGTAAACAACATGCCGATATCCGGGTCATCACCATACTTCAAGTGATAAATACCTTGTGCAATCTTTGCGTCTAAGTTGCACTTATAGAACTCACGTTCTATTTCAAATCCCATCTTCTCAAGGGTTTGCTCTGTTCTTTCTATTACATCTTTGTGAGGAACCACAGTGTATGTATCTGTGGCCTCAGGTAAAGGAGCATTGATTAAATACTCCTTTGTTGTCATGCTTGGTCTTTTACTCATATCTTAAAATAATGTTATTTGTTTTGGGCATATGTTATCTATCTCCTTGTATATCTTATCCAGATAATACCTCTCATTAATAAAATAATGTGACCACGGTTTTTCTTGAAACTTACTCATATCTTCCTGCATCCACTTACCTGACTCAAGTTGTATTTCTCTCTTGTCATATTTATTAACCTTCATAATCTTACAGCCTTTCTCTGATATGTAATATCTGATAGTCTTCTGTAATGTGTCAGTGGTTAATATACCTTTCTTCAAGCATCTTCTTTGGAATTCCCAATTGCCTTTAATCTTTACACCAGCACAATAGTCTAGTATATTTTTATTTTCCATCAGACTTTTCTCAGGAGGGATATCCTTTACAAAATAATTAAACAGGGCTTTAGGTATTACTAAAAAGCTTTTGTTTTTATGAAGAGCTAAGTTCTCAAACTCAAATCTACCTTTGCACTTATACTTACCGGCAGTGTTTACTGCTATGTAGTTATTAACGTCAGCTAGAATCAATCTGCTATACTCATCATGTTCTAATTGCAGATTAGTTATTTGTTCCCACTCAGCGCATATAGCTAAGTATTTGTCTTTGTATTCCTCCGGTATCATCATCTCTATACCATCAGTGTTTTGCATTAACGGTACACAATCTGGTATACCTTCAGCTAGCATCTCATACAACATCATCAGGGTCAGCTGACCATTGATTGTAATCTGCATACCAAACTGAGGATCATACAAGAAACTGTTTTCATCAATGCTTAATCCAAATGTTGAATTCAGTATAATCTTAAACACATAGTTCTTTGGATCTTTCTTAGGTATCTTCTTTCTCTCTTCAAAGAACCACTCATACAGATCACAGAATTCTTGTGCGGGTAGATGAGCGGGCGCCCATCCATTTCTAATAGCCAGATTAGGATAAAAACTTGTAACATCCGAGGACATTATAATCATACCATCACCTGCTTTATAGATCCCACTCTTTCTTGCACCATGAACACCACCTAAACCAAAGTCAGTCTTAACTCCTTTATATTGCATTGAATACTTAAACCCGCCTTTTGTATTAGCCGCGTTTATTGTGACCATCTTGAAATTATCAAGCAAGTCCTGAAACACGGGTGTACTAAACTTAAGATAAGGGACAAGAATATCTTTGATGTTAATGAGGTTCCTCTGAGTCCTATACTGTTTTAAATCATACTTACTTATACCAGTCTTCTTAGATAGGAATAACAAGAACAACTCTTTAGAGATCCTAGGTTCAGATGCGCTGTATAAAGATATACCATACTCTGCAGTAAGATTAGCTCTTAAATTAATTTGATCCTTGCTCAGCTCCATGATTTTTTTAGTAGAGCCCACATCATTCTTACAATAATCTATGATCATTGGAATTTGTTGCGCCGTTATTACAGTGCTATGATGAAGCGGCATCTCTTGGATATTATCCCAGTCCATTGAATACTGTATCCATTTCAGGCTAGAGCTTTTAGCTGCATTATCCCAATGGTTAAGTTTAAAAACATCTACCTGTCTAATAGGTATATCCTTTTCACTAAACTCTTGGAACGCGCCGTCATTAGACCTGGTGATACAATCCTGAGCTTTTACATAAACCAGTGTTGCAATTTCTGCTGCTGTCAGTGTAACTAACTCTTTCTTCTTTTTAAGAATCATATTAGTAATCTGAGCATCAAATGCAAGACCGTTGTATGAGATATGCCATTCATTGTTTTTGATATTAGTTTGCAAAAACTCTATGAGTTCTTCTATATCATTCTGAGTTTCATGCACAACAAATACCTTTGTGGTATCTTCTATGTAATGTTGAAACACTGCTATGAAACAATTGGAAAGAGTTTCATAATCCATTACCCAGTGACTTTTACTCATAACTTTTTTATTCAGTTCAGCTGTCTCCCCTTATATGACACAAAAAGGAGAGTGTGAGCTCTCCTATTAAGTGTGTGTTATTAATTTATTTATTTGATTAATTCAATTTTAGGTTTCTCAGGTGTTACTAATAAAGTATCATCTAAGTGGCCCATGTAATTAAATGTATCTGCATTAACTGCAACACGTTTAATCAAATCAATAATCTCTGTTTTCTCTAAAATGTAATGCTCTGTATATGTGTCAATGTGTAATCTTTGTTCCTTGAATGTTTTACCATTTTTACGTGGCGCTTTAGTCATAACGGGGTCTCCGTTCTCATCAAGCCTAGGTAGCATGTGTACTGTTTCTTTTGTCTCTTTGGACATCATGATTAATATTTTACCCTCAGGTTCATATATACCTTCTGTAAAAGGACAATCATTACTAATTGGCATAAGCTTAAAAGCTTTTCTTCCTTGCCATGCGGATGTTACTAATAACATTGTTGGTTGTGTTGCTGACATATTTTTTATTTTAAAATTAAGGTTACTAAGTTAATGTTTTTCTTTCACAATGTCTAAATTCATTATAGAAATATTAAGAGTCTCGTGTTTCATATCTGGTAATGAACACAACTCTCCTACTTCTTTAAGAACAGACTCATTTACACCCATCATCTCAGCATAGATTTTAAAATATCTGTCTGGAAATAAGAATGAATCAATATAGGGTAAGTTGGGATTACTTAAACCAATGTAGTGTCTAATACGTCTCTTGAAATCAGGAGTCAGTTTAGAGTACTTACCATTAATTACATTGTCCCATTCAGACTTCATTGAACTAAAATCAAAAACATACACACCGCGATTGTCTTCAACTTGTTTAAAGTCATGGAATAACTTGTTACCTATAAGTTTTTGTTTCTCAAATTGTTTGAACTCATCATCCCCACGTAAATAATACAGGCAGCTAAGTTTAGCATCCTCAGCTTTATGATTATTACTCCAGGCGATGTATGTTTCAATTGGGGTTACGCTAACCCCACGCTTTATGTCCAAAGAAGGATAGAGAAAGATCCTACTCTTTTGGACATAATCTTTGTACAGAGACTTTATTTGCATATGTGTTTTATTTTATAAAATTACTTTTGTTTTTGCAAATTTGTATGGCAAGTTATAATTCTTCTCATTATAATGCCACGCCGCTTCAGTCAACTTCTCTTCTAGTTTAATTTGCCAATCAGCTAAAGTATCCTTACTTACTTCAAATACATACACTTGTTGATACCTGTCAATAACTACAAAATTAAATATTACTTTATAATCTTGCGTGATCAAATCAACATGTTGATAAACTACTAGTCTTTCATATATTGCAGCTTGCGCCCAATAGTTATAAAAGTCTACAGTTTCAGGAAAGTCCACAATTGTTTTACCTGTAGTCTTTAAGTCATTGATGTAAATTGTTCTAGAGTCATGATCAATCTTTATATTATCAAGCACACCTTTTAAACCAAATGGTTTATCCGTATGATCAACAGTAATCAATGTCTCATTATAAACATTTATATTATCCATTTCAGATCTTAATAGACCAAGCAATTCACATACTTCATTGTTATTGCGCAGAACTTCCACAGCATCTACGCAACGCTGCATGGTAACTGAATCTAGTAGATCTTTGTTACCTTTGATCTTCAGAAATTCAAAGTATGACTTTGCATCCTCAGTCAATATTTTCTCTAATCTTTTTTCATCTCCCGTTTTAAATGGAGCTTTCTTGTCATCCGCTAGAGCCTGGTGTAACTTTATCTCTTTTAAATAATCCAATATCTCTACTGAATAATTTTCAAGAAGTGTTGGTTCTCCGGACACTCTTGCATAGATAGCATCTACTAATCTGCGAGTATTCTCTGTAGGTAGTGTGCTTGGCATAAGTATGAACTGGTTGTTGAATGAACCATCATCTAGTAATAAACAGTGTATTACTTTTCCATCTATAAGATAGCTGTCTAACTTTTCCTCTTGCTCCTGTAACACATAGTGCTTATAATACAGAGAGGGTGAGTAAAGCATTTTGTTTAAGCCTGAATAGCTTAGGAGCAAAGACTGAGCATAAAACTCAGCCTCTAATTCCTGTTTGGTTTTCTTAATCATATTACGTCAAAGATTTTTTCATTTATATTTAACCCTTTTATCTGTAACTCTTCTTCTGGTTCCTCATATAACTCAGTATTAAAATTTACATCTAAGATATTGTTACGCAAGCCTTCTACAATCTTATCTGACCAAATCAGTTTATCAATTGTATAATAATCACCTGATAATGTTGACTCAGCCTCCTCTGTTAACAAAGGTCTAAGCACATCAAGATTAGTTTGATTTAACAAATTGCGTTTTAACAATGCATCTATTAAATTATCATAGCTGTAATGATATCTGAGGTTGTCTACATTGAAGAACTTCATAAAAGATTTAAAATTTATATGATTCCTATTAGGAGACTCATACATTTTATCATGATACTCATGAACTAACAGTAACAAGTAAACAGCGCTTCTTTCAAAATCACAATTAGCTATGGCTTCCATGGCCAAGGTACAGTTAGAAGTATCACTACTCTCAAACAAACGCTTAATACTTTCATACTGTACATCGTCCATTATTCCACCAGTGTTTAGTTTCTTTAATAGAGTTGTCTCAGGATATATGTTGGGATCATTAATGATCTCTACAAGTTTCTTGTAAGCATCTTCATCTTTAATATAAGCACCGCTTATGTCATCATAATGTTCATCAGTAGCATCATCTAATTCTTTTTCTACAAAAACTTTTGATAACATGTTTGTACTAAAACTTGTTTTTAAAATACGGTTTATATGATAATCATGATGAACAAGCTCAGATGTTTGATTTTCTAAACTATCAATAGCTTTCTTAATAAAGTCATTATTAGTATTACCATACTTATATAAATGATCAAGTAACTCAGTACGGACATAACAAGAATGATAAAAATGTTTTAAAATATCTTTACCATAATTCTCACCTATGATTTTTACATTGGCTTTATCAGGATACTTTACTAGAGCTACCTTGTACTTTTCACAAAATGTTTTTATTTTAAATCTTGGAATAGTTGAGCCTGGATAAATATAAATCTTATCACCTTTTACTGGTGTGTAATCTTTATCTTGCAGAACAGAGTTGATCAAATTAGATGAGCTTATATGACTGTCTTCTATAACATAAACTGTTTCTACAATAAATTTTGAATTATTGCTATCAGACCTTAAACTGGTTCTTGTTTTTATTTTGTTAATCATTGTCATAAATTACTGGTTTTAGTTTGTCTTCAGGATTAAGGTGTTTGAATTCAGGCTTCAGCTCCATTGTAAAGTTATAGAACTTGGAACAGGTTATACCGTTTAATCTAAACACAATATCTGAATTCAATTTAGTCATCAGTTTTTGGAAAATCTCTGGGGTTAGCCAACCTTTTTTATTAACATGTTCTATAAAGCTAGACTCTCCCATAGTTGATAAACTAAATAAAGATGTATTATCTCTGAATTGTCTACTTGCCTTTGTTCTAAGATTAACCATTCTTTGTGTAATCCACCAACCTTTTCTAGCCAATTGCCATAACCAGTAAATTGAAAGTTCTACGTTTACTTGGTTTAAGATAAGCTGTGCCATCTTGTGATCACCTTCATCGGTGCTTGCTAACATTTGAGAAATTCTCTCATATGTCTGTTCATTAAGAACAGTAGTGCCGGCTATTACCGGCACTGTTTGTGTTCCTACTAATTCATCCATTATTTCATTGTCATTTTCATTACAGACTCATTCATCAAAAGCTTTTGAAACTTCTGCTTGTTACCGTTAAGTATCTTCTTAATAACTATATACTTCAAGTCATCAGTAAATGCTTCTTCAGTACCCAATTTGATTAATCTGTCAATGTGCTTTTGTGTAATTGAGTTCTTCTCAGAGTAATTAATTGTAAAGTTAATTAACCTTGTTGCTAATACACTTGCAATATCAGCACGGTAGTTATGGTCTTTACCAATACATCCGCGTAACTCACCCATGATATAATCTCCATTGTCATGGCATAAAATATCTTGAGGTCTAACTAACTTATCCAACTTGTTGTTGATAAATGTAGTGAATATAGTAGTGAACTCAGGCCCCACTGAACCTTCACCAATCATTTGGATTAAAGGTAACTCAGCAGAGAAATCTTCAATAGAGCTGATACAGTTAAAGAAGGTAGTGATACTTCTAGCATTCACACGAGTACTTACTAGTTCCTCATGCATCAACAAGAAGTTAATACAACGACCATCAATACCTTGAGTCTCTGCCCAACGTGCCCATACATCTTTGTCAAACTTTAAATTCACACTTACAAAACGAGTACGTTGTGCTGAGTCAATTGATTGTACTAAATATTCTCCATTGTCTGGATTAGCTGTCAATAAAATATGCCAGTCCTTTGGTAACTTCCATGAGATATACTCTTGTCTGTCTACCAATTCCATCACGGCTTGAATAAACCTTGTGTCAGCACGATTCCAGTCATCTAAGATTAAGAAACCACCGCCTTGCTTGTCAGCAATCCACTCAGGAGGACAATAAGACATACGCTTGTTTCCGGTAAAGTCATAACCACGCTTTACATATTCATTCACTGCATTCTCATCTACCCAGATACACTCACCTTCAGAATAAGATAATACAACTTCAGAAGATACAGGTACAATTTCTTCCTCTGTAACTTGTTTCTCAACAGGAACTTCTACTTCCTTCTCAACTTTAACAGCTACTGTTACATCACGAAGAACAAGCTTGCCATCTGGACCCATTACTTGTTTCTTAACTGTTTTGTTTTCTGTTACAGTTTGCATTTGCTTTTCCATAACAGTAATAGTCTTAGTTACAAAACGTTTTTCTGTAGTTGGAATACCAGGTAAAGGTTTACCATCTTTGCATAACTGGAACTGTCTGATTGGAAAACCAACCAAGTCACCCAACTCTTCTATCTGAGCTAAGTTTAACTTCACTACATTCATTCCAGTCTCGTTGGCTAACTGTAATACAGAACTGGTCTTACCAATACCTGATTCACCAACAATCTCCACAGCTACTGGTGGCTTACCGCCTGACTGTAAGAAGCGATTGTTATTCATGATGTGAGTTAAGAATCCTTTTACCTCATCAATATTTAAGTTTACTTGTGCGTTGCTCATAATTTGTTTTTAATTTAATTTAATTTGTTGTCCTACTAAGTCTGGGTTAATTTCAGATTGACTACTTAATACCCATAGCATTCTTCCGCGTGCAGGTGTTGGCGCGGATGCTTCACCGTCTGTAAAATAAATCAGACAGGTAAATTTATGTGTGTTCTCGTTATAGTAATCTATAACCGGTTGGAAGCTTGTGCCTCCTCTACCGTGAACTTTAAAGTCAGCTCTATGATTGAACTTGCTTATGTCACTGATAGCTGTATCAGCTTGTATTACGGTAATCTCAGTACCAGTCTTGTGTATGTGATACAATTCTTGTACACATTCATTCAACTCATTAGTACTTACAGAACCTGATGTATCAATTGCAAACAAGATATGACGGCGAGGCTTGATCTTCAGACCAGGATTCTCTTCATATCTCTTATTGAATTTCCTACGTATTTTCTTTGTATAAACTTTAGTTGATCCACCTGTGAATCTTCTAAGATATCCTTTCCAATCAAACTTGGGAGGCTCTGTTTTATTTATGTTATCAAGGATCTCGGCAAACTCTCCAGGTATATGACCTTGAGATTTCTTAACTTGATCAGCAACTTCTTTAAGAATATGCTCAGTTTGTTTACGGATTAACTTCTGTGTTGCTTCTGGTAGCGCATCCATATCACCCCAACCAGAGTGATCAGGAAGATTAACTTTAATATTCCCATCACCATCTACAGAGATTGTTACTTCACACTCACCTTGCTTCATTCCCTCTAGCATCTTATCCAGGTTAGGACAAGTTCCAGGTTGCTTAGCAGCTTTACCTAGTTTATCATAATAGTACTGAGTACCTTTTCTTGATTCAAGATTTAGTTCAGGAAATTTATCAAGGGTCGTACCACCAGGAGGAAGGAAGTCTTCATGGATGAACTGGTTAATCTCTAAGTCCATTGCTATGTTGGCTATCTCATGATCAGTCAGATGTTTAAAGTCTGTGATGTGAAACAAGCCTATGTGCAATCATTTGTGTTAACTCACACTTTCATGTGAGATCAGACTATCCCTTTACCCTTATTCAGGGTAGGTTATTGTAGTCGTTGAACCTCTTTCTTGGTGTATTCTAATAAGTAGTTACTAAATTTTAAAAACTTTCTAGTAAGACAGATATTAAATTCCTTATACATATAATCATGTAAAGCAATACTGTCTATTAGAGAAAGTTGTATAACATATAAATTCTTATTAAATACTACATTCTTATTTTTTACTGGTAAATGTTTCACTAACTCTTTTAAAAAGATTTCAGAACCTGAACAAAATCCAGATTTAAGTATCTTCCAGTCATGAGTTTTAAGATTTTGATATACCCCTACTGTTCCATCTCCATCAAAATATCCTCTTATAAAATGGGGAATAAGATCTGGATTAAGTTCAGGAAAAGTTATTATCAATGATTTTCTAGGTACACAACCTAATCTTACTAAATCATTAAACATCTTAGTAGATGTTATTTGAGCTTTCCATATCTCTTTTTGATACTTTTTGTGGAATTCTTTAGTAGGTTTATTTGTAGATTCTATACTTCTCATAAATCTTTCTACCCAGGTCTGGTCTTTAGAAGATAAAAATATCTTACCAGAACCTGTTTTATTTTGTGAAACATTACCATCAGCATATAAAGCACCTAACCAGTAGGCTTTTTCTTCTGTATCTATTACTTCAAAAAAGTTTTCATTACAAGAATATTTCATAGCAGCTTGAGCCAGAGTTCTTGTTTTTATATTATTCTTTTTTAAAGTAGCATATACAGTTTTTCTGTTTATATACATAAGATCAGCTATTTTATCAGCAGATAGTTTCTGCATTACATAATAATTTATTAGCTGTTTTTCTTTTTCAGTAGTCATATGCAAAGTATTATGTTGCAATATACCACTAATTATTTGTTTTTCCAAGAAATTTGGCTGCGGATTATCCAATTTTTATCATTTTTACTATACCACTGTAGTTAGCAGTGCCCTTATCTATATCACTATGATAAGTTAGTAGATAAAACTTCAGGAACTTCCCGCAATTTAAACCTTTTTACATGTACATTACTGTACAAGGAGCCCTTTGAGCTCATGCTTAAGTAAACCTATCCTATGCTTAGGTGTTAAATTATCCCAAAACTTTGGGCCTATATCTAGTTGATAGTTGATTCCATTTAAACTTACACAAGCTGTAGGAACTCTTTCACTCCAACGTTTGTTCAGCATTATCAGGAACATCCCGTAAAATGCTTCCGTCAGCATCAAATCCTTTGAGGTCATTGCCAACTGTTCCGGTCTTGTAGTCATAGTCATTAATTTTAATTGTTAGTTTATTGATTGGGTTGTCTTTTAAACCCAGTGATACATTGAGATAATCTCTCATTTCACCAGCATACCTGTCCAGAATAAACTGAATATCAGATAGTGATGCGTTATACTTTTTAGAGACCTGAATAATTGTCTCAAATGTGATAGGCTTATCTAAGTTTACACCTAGATTTACAAACATGGAATGCATATTAGGAGCATGCGTTGACCACATTCTATCTTGTTTAACGTTAGCTTCTTTTGCCATGAGTAGTACATACAAATAATTATTTTTAAAATCATTTGCATCCATGGTTGTTAAACCAAGTATTACATCTTCATGGTCACGAGATTCTAGCATTAGCTTTACTCTGTCAAATGTTTCTTTTGTCAATTTCATTTTATCAAATTTTATTTTTATAGAAGCGCCCTAGTATATTACCGTTAAGGTATAGGTTATCTTCCAACACGCCTAGTAAAAACTGATGCTTTACCTCCTGGTAAGTCAATTCATTCTTGCTATAACATATTCTTAAGATTTCTCTTTTAATTTTTATCCCATCTTTATGGGCTTGCTTTAATGTTTCATTACTACTAAAATAGTTCTGGTAAGATGTTTTAGTTACACGTTTGTATGTCTTGAGTCTCTTATCAGTAGGCATAGATTTCTTGCTCAGCTTTGTTTTAATGCTTGCATAAAAGTTTTTCTTTCCTATATAACTAACAACTTTACCATCAATGATAGCTGACATTTGATATATGAATCCTACAGCTCCGTCTGGAATATGTTCATCTGTGAACAAAATTCCTTTATATGACCAACTCATTTTCCACTCATGTTTCTTAACATTTCTACTAATTCTGATTGTATCATAGCATTTACTTCAGAGAGTATTTCTATTTTTAATTCATCAGTTAATGTCTGCACTGGCAGGGTCATTAACCAGTCTTCAAACTCATTCATTGTAATGCTTGTTTTAAGATTGGGGTTAATACTTGTTTTACTTTTAGGATACCATGATCTCTACCTGAGTCACTTAAGTCTTTGGATAACGGGAGCAATACACCTTTGATCCCATAGGTCTTCTCATAATTCTCCATAGCTTTTATGCCGGCGGGATCATTATCAAACAGTGTAGCTATACCTTTATACTTAAGCTTAAGTGAATTGATCACATGCGGTAGTATAAGTGTGTTCTCACTATCCGGTGCAATGGTCTCTGCCTCCGAGTATCCTAGTTTATCAAAGAACATTACATCTTTAAGAGAGCTGTTGATTATAAGATAAGGTTTGGTATAAGTCAATTGGTCCATACCTTGTATGTAATCTCTAACCTTTATGAATTTACTTTCCATAATCATAGGCTGATAGATCTTATACAGTGTACCATCTTCTCTAAAATAACCATACATAAAATGTCTATCCTTAATTACAATCTCTTGCAATTGACCGTCATCTTCTCTACTCATTGTATATGTACTAAGAGGAAACACGTAATACTTATTAAGCAAGTTGGTTCCAATATGGAACTTAGTCCAGAACTTCTGATCTAAGGTAGTCCAATTTCTTTTTGCAAAGCTTGTTACTTTATACCTCTCAACTACTTTAAAGTTTACAGAAGAGTGATCAGCGTCTTTATTGTTTAACCAGGCTTCATAGTCCTGTAGTATTTTTTTAACAGCCTCATTCCTAGAGCCAAGCTTAAATAAAGTTTCTACAAAACAGATAGCGTCTCCTGATTGATTTGTGGAAAAACATTTAAACCTATAACTATCTTTATACTTAAGACTAACAAATAGACTCAAGGAAGGTCTTTTATCATTAGGGTTAAATGGAGAGAGCACCATTATGTTCTGACCACCTAATCTTTCTGGTAAAGTTATATACTGTTCAAAGATCCATTCCGGAGATACATCTGATAATACCGGTTTAAATTTAGTTGTACTTATCATGACTTGTTTAAATGGAAAAGGAGGATTACTCCCCCTTTTTATTCCATATTTTTAGTGATTATAAACTAAAATCTGCACCTGCTGGGCCACTCAAATTGATGTCCTCACCAGATTCAAATTCACTAATTTCCTCTGTCTTCTTCTTCTTGATATGATCAATAGGATCAAACGTTACAACCTTAGCACCATAAGCTGCACCAGCTTTGCTATACTTAGGTAAGAATAAATCATAAGCTGTGTAGCCATTTCTGTTGGTATACTCTTTACCACCAATACAGAAGTCAATAAACTTCTCTTTAAAAGGACGGTCTTTACTAAACGCCGCTATAAGAGATTCAATTGTATCATGTTTGTCATCCTGAGCATCTAACCAATCAGTGCAACCAAATGCAATACATAAGTTCTTCATAACTTTTAAGATCTCAGCATCTCTGCTAATCTCAATACCGCTTTTAGTTTTACCGTCAGCATAAGCCCATTCACTTGCTTTTACATCACCAACTTGACCGGCGTGCTTACCAAGAGACTCATCATTCTTGTCTATCCAAAAACCTTCAAAGTCTTTTTCAATAGGAGCACCTTCTAAACTTAATACTAGATGATAACCACCTGGTATAAATTTGAATTCTTCTAAACGCGCTCCGTTTAATTTACATTTCTGATTACCTGGTTGTAGCGTCTTAGGTACACCACCATCTCCACCGACTTTGATGTCTTTTGTGTTTAATTTTCCACTCATGTTTTTATTTTTTATAGGGTTATTTTACTTCTGTTGCTGTTACATTAATGATCTCAGCTATTGTTCCATCATCATTTCTCCTTACGTCTGACTCTTTCAAGAATGTATCAGCCATTTCCTCCGCTGTATATAATCCTAATAATAAATCAGCACCTATTCTGTTTGCACCTTTAGCTAAACAGCGAGCGTATAACATTTCCTTTGGCATACGCTTCCAGTTATCCTTAGTAGTTAAACCTTGTAACTCAGCATCTCTCCAAGTGAATGAACAAATTTCTTCCATGCCATCTCTTACAAACTTAATAGTAGTTCTTCTACCATCAGGTTTCTGATCAGGGCTAGTAGGTTCTGTCCTATTACCATAGGTGAATACACCATCTTCTACAGTTACAAAAGCAATACCGCCTTTTCTCAATAAAGCGTTTGTTGCTTTAGCAGATAAGCTTAGCTTGCCTTGAATAGGTATGATGTAATGAAAGGCTTGCATTGTTGGGAAGCCTAACTCTTTACCCATCTGTGCAATAGTAAATGCATCTTCTACAGTTTTAATGTGGGTTGGTAGTTTCTTTGATTCTATCAAAGTACTTAAGAATTGCTTAAGCGCATCTTCTGTTGTGGTTGTTACTTGGTTGTTTTCCATTCTATGATTGTTTAATGATTTCATTTAACCACGGCTTTTGACTTACTGGTCTCTTTAACATAATTGCTGCTAAATCTCTAATAGTTAATTGATCTAATGGCAAGTCTGTATTAGCATCTACTAATTCAAATTCTATTGGTTCAATTGGTTCTACTACAGGAGCTGATGTTTCATTCTCCGGAGCTTTAACATAAGTTAATTCCTCTGTTGGAACAAGATATCTGATATGACCAGTAACCGGATGAGGTTCCGTCTTATCATATTCTTCTTCAAAGTGAGGATTAAAACGCCATTTGTATAAGCGTCTTTCAGGATCTTCAGGTACTAATTCTTTACTAGTGAACTCTACGTATACGTCTTCACCCTTGTTAATTTCACTTGCAAAAAATGCAATGTGCTGTTCTGTTTTTCCATATGGTCTATATGCCATCTTAGGAATAAACAAAGCGTCTGATACACCTATAGCATCAAGAGTTTTTTGATGATACTCTCTCAACTTTTTAAGTCTATCACGCTTGTCTTCTGGTTTGTCTGTTGTTGATATGCTCATGTCTTTAATCTTCTTTCTTGTGTTGGCGGCGTATCCATTTCCACAATCTGCATCTTACCAAATTCAGTTTTAAAGAAACTCATTCTTGTGTCTCCATTTCTGCACTTAAGAAAATGCATAACCATTATATCTTTTTCAGCTATGATGTACCTATCAGGTCCATAATATCTAATGTTTTGTTTACCGGGTTTGTTAATCCCAATAAGTAAATCAGCATGTTGTAGTAACGCGTCTGCTCCAAATAGATCTGATTCTAGTACGTAGTTTCCATACTTACCATCTTCAGCTCTTTCAGGATTATCAATGTTCCTATTCAACTGGCTTAGTATGATAAAAGCAATTGGGTATTTTCTCTTTAAATAAGTAAGAGCTTCACCTAATGAGTTTAACATATCATGCTTATCTTTTTCATAAGCAGCTTTCTTCAGCAGAAGACTATGATCTA